TCAGCACGCAGATCCTTCATGAAGGAGGGGTCAGCGATACAACGGTAGTAACCGTCAGCAAACACGGGGGTGTTCCGCTTGCGGAGTTGCTTGACAACTTCCAGCAGGTCGGTCTTGACGTTGAACTTGTAACGCTCGGAAGCGTATTCGGTAGCGGTGTAGGAAGTCAGAGTGGTCGAACCAGTCTTGACTTTGCCGTTGGGGTAGTAGTAACCGCCCTGGGTATCAGAAGCAGCGCCGCGAGCTTCCGACTTCGAGAACTCGTCAAGGAAGACGCGATCGCGCCAACGACGGTAGTCATCGAGCAGAGTCAGCGAACCGATGGACTGGTGGAACATGTTGAGGTTCCCGGTGTCCAGCAGCAGACGCTGAGCGGTCATCAGAGTCTCACGAGCAATCTTAAAGGTGCTCGGGAGGGTAGCGTTGTTCGGGTCAGCGGGGCCGGTGTACTCACGGAGAGACACAAGCACTTTATCCTTAACGATGGAGCGGCTGTTGGCCGTACCAATCGTTTGGTCTTGGGTGCGCTCACGCTGAGTCTTGGTCCCAGGGTTGCCCCAGAAACGGTAACGATCAAGCTGAACGGTCTGACCAGGCTGTTTGGTGAAGTCGTGGACAACGACAGGCTCGGCTGCCATCTCCACAATGTAAGCTGGATGGGGACGGTACAGCTCCGCACCCAGCAGCTTCGGGAAATCGTTCTCCTGATCTCCAGTTTCCTGAAGGGGTGGACTATCTCTTCACCCTTGGTAGGGTGCCGGGCGCTAATGGCGTATTACGGATGAAGCGTCATCCACCGCCTAGTCTCTGCACCTTCCAACTACGAACTTAGTTGGCTTGGCTCAGGATTACCCTCGTCTTTACGTTAGGGCTTCCCTGAATTCACCCGGTGTTCACTAATCAGTTACCCGATTAGGCGACAACGTTAGCTATCGATAAACATGTTGGTTTCTCAGCGTAGGTTTAGCTGATACCCGAGGACAGGTGTCCTCTGCGAGATGAAACAAAAGTTTCACTAAAAAAATTATAGCAACAATTTATCAATCCGGATTAATAACTTTCTAAATTAAACTTCCGGATTTACCATCACAGGAAAAGGGTTCCCAGGCAGCATGTTTCCAGGGGCATAAAGCGTGGGGGCCATGGAGCCCATTGAGTGGTATGGGTTGACAGTTGGTGGCTGCATGTCGATTCGAGGAGATTGAACCTCAGGGTTAATTCCTGCAGCAGCCGCAGCAGCTTGCATGCCAAGTACCATGTTGGCAGCCTCTGCCATCTGTTTGCGGGATTCTGATTTCTTGACAGCTTTTTTGGCTTTAGATTTGTCCATTAGCGACCACCTTTTTTCTGGGGCATGGGGGGTTGAATACCCATCGGGAGCTGTCCGACTTTCGGCATGAACTGGCTATAGATCCTCTGCTCATTAGCAATGATCGCATCTTGTGTGTATTCAGCTGAATCCACAAACTGAGCAGCCAGCAGACCATTTCGAGGAAGAGGCGATCCAGGCAGATTTAATTTCAAGTAAGAAGCATCCAGGTCGCTTGGCATTGGAGGTTGCGGAGCGTTAGGGCTTCCAATTTGCGGACCAATATTACGAGCCCGAATTGGCGCATACTGATCAACCATGGATGATTGAAGTTGTTGCGTGAGGTTACCGGCACCAAAGCTAAAAAGGAACGGAGATCCAATTGGACCACCAGCGGTACCAATCTTCGCCAAAAATTGTTCAGTCCTTTTGCCGGCGCTCTCCTTTTTAGCGGTCATGAATACTACAGATAAAAGGGGCAGCTATTGCTACCCCTTATTTTACATTTACTTATTTCTTCGATAAACGTGATTTACTCAATTTATCAATAAGTGCTGTGTATTGAAATTATTAATATCACTCCATCACCAGGAGTTTCTGACGGAACACCTCAGGATTGGCCTGAGCTGCATTCAGATAACGCCAAGCATTTGAAGGATCACGATCAGCCAGAGAGCCAAAGCTGTTCCAGAAATCCATGGGATTGCCTTGCGCTTGAGGCTGAGGAGGAACAGGCATCTCAGGACGCTGAGGAGCTGCCGGACGCTGGTACTGTTGGCCAACGGCTTGCCCTTGCTGAGCAGGTGCATAACCAATTTCCGAATCGGGGATCGGATAGGGACCATTTGCACCGAAGAACTCACAGGTGTAATCAGCGAGAACATCAGGATCAGTCAGGATAGTCTCATAAGCTTTATGCTCATTCGACAGTTCCTGGAGAAGGCTCACGGACTCCATGAGTTGCTGATTGGTTTGAATCAGCGCGTCTTCCAGCTGGCAAGAGTAAGTATTGAGGATGGCGGGGACGTCCGCGCCAAAATAATTGATAACCTCAAGACTTTGCGGACTTACCCCGTTTGCCAGGAGTTGTTCCTGGCTGATTTCCCGTGAAGGTTGGGAATAAGCGTTGGAGTAGGCCTGGTTGTTGCTGGTCCCAGGCATAGAGGTCGGCATCCCCGCGTTGTTGTATTGGGGAGCCTGTTGGGAAGCGTAACTGGCCGGATCGACCGGTTGCGTCACTGCTGATTGTTGACCCTGGAAGGGGAATTGAACGGGCGAACTCAGGAGCCCCACCACCCTGTTGAACGCCTCCTTGTACGGGTTCTCCGCTTGTGGGGCTGCCTGGGGTGCCTGGGGGTAAAACGCTGTAGGGTTTGATGGGTAGCTGGGAACCCCCATCTGGGCCTGGGTTTGCGGGGCGGGGGCCACCATCTGCTGGTAAGGCGCCACCCATTGAGAGTTGGTCGCCACCGCCGGAGCTTGGGCCGCCGTCTGAGTCATTGGAGCCGCGTAGCTGGTCGGCTGGGTCGGAGATACTTGGGGTACCGATTGGGTCGGCATTGCGGTATCGGCCTGCATAGGTTACCTCTTTTTGTAGGCTTTCGAGAGTTCGGTAAAGGAAGGGGGTAAGATCAAGTCTTGGATCCGCAGCCATCGGTAAATTCGGTTGCTGCGGATGTGGTGTCCGCATTTCTAAATTGACAAGGTCAATAAATGCGGAGTAGGCCCTCTGTACTTCCCCCACCATCCGGAATGGGAACCCCGAGAGCATGCCCGCGATTTCGTCATCCGTTTTTGAAGGGAATAAATACTTCAGTGATTCAATGCTATCAACCCCTAACTCTTGTAAGTTTCTGGTGAAAATAGATTGGTTTAATTTGTCTTGAGCAGTATCTTCGTAAACAGGACCCATCCAGCGCCAGGCGACAGTACGATCTCCATCAGGAGCCAAACCAAGGACACCATCCGGAATCTCTTTTGTTTCTAATGCTGTATCAATAGCTTTTTGTAGTTTCTTTTCGTAAGTTGCTTTTTGTTTGTCATACTTTAAAACGGCAGCTTCATCATTCGGGTCTTGAGGGGGAGCCGGATATTTAATACCAGAAGCGTAGGCCAATGACTTCCGGAAGATCTGTTCTTCTTGGAAAATCATCAATTCAAAACACTTGCAAATACCATAGGTATAAAGTTGCAAACATTTTTTCTTTGCAGTCGCACTGACGCGACCATAGGCTGATTTAATTTCAGTGGCTGTAACGTTCGTGATACTCAAGTCATCAATGCCGCCCAGCGCCAAGCGGATCTCACTCCTAAGCTGTTCTGCGTACCGAGCTTGATCTGTACTAACAGCATTTGGTGTAATAAAACCGACACGATCAGTTGGCTCCAAGTTGGCAATAACCCGAGGAACCCGCATACCACTTCCAGGCTTACCAATGTAACCAGGGGGCTGACGATTTACATTGTCCTGCTTATACGTAGAGCTAGAGAGGAAAAATTCTGATTGAAAACCGGATTGACTCGAAATGCTTGGGCGTTGAGCAACGTCTGTATCCCCGCTCTCGACAATATCTTGCTTAGGGCGAGACGAAAGAAGCGTTGGGTTACCAAAGAAGGAAAGGTTGGCACGGATATTTTTAACCATCTCATCATGCGCGATGATTTGATTTGACATCCAATCAAATTCACCAGCACCTTCCGTGCCAAAAGCATCTGGGTTGTTAAATACTTCCACACAAGGAATAAATTCCATTGTGTTAACAACTGTTTTTTTGTCGAATACGCCAAACTCCATGGTTGGCATATCAAATGTAATCTCTTGTTCGCTATGAAATTCTTCGATCTCCGTGGCGGTGATACGAAGCCTCATGTATCGCTTATCTGTATTTAAGCCGACGCCCTGGAATCCACGAGAAGAACGGACTTTGTACGGATAAATGATAATGACTTCTTCTAAATCACCATCCGGGGAATAGTAGGTACGATAAGAATCCTTATCAAACCAGTAAAGGCGATACGTTTTCTTGGTTGGACGAATATAAAAAAGACCTTTTCCGTAGCACAAGAAACGGTCCCAAATTGAATCTAAGCGGGCATCCAGCTTGTTAAATTTGATTACTTGTTGAACGAAGTCAAACCGCTGAGTTCCCAGGTTATCTTGTTCTGGGTAAAACTCTACGCCTTGACGTATGCCAAACATGCGCATCTGCCCAAGGTGCGCATTGATCAGCATAGTGTCCGCTGGACCGCTACCATCGCGAGTTATGACTGCCTTAAGGATGTCGTCAAGGACAGTTTTATTACCTTCGCTCATGGGTGGTTAGGGATTACTCGTCAATATCGTAGCCAACAGCAATGCGTTTTAGTGTGATTACGTCATCTTCAACTTCGAGTTCAAAGCGCTCGTTAGGTTGAAGTGACATGTCATGACACAATTCGTCGGGAAGAGGGATCACGGCAGAGCCGTACACATCCTGTTCAAGCTCGACGTTGTAATAGCTGGTGGACATTGGGTGATTTCATAAGTCTAGGTCCAAAATACTTTATACCACATAATCTGACCTAGAACTCCAATTGAAGTTTTCCTCTGGTCATCAAGCCGTTGCACAACCAAACCAATGAATCAACGCAGTCATCATGAGAGCTCACGCCAAAATTCACAATCTCATCTTGCAAATAACCAAAACGTCGGTATCTATTGAAGATAATTTTCCGCTGCTCAAACAAACCCATGATCCCTCGGAATCGAGCTACTTTGTCGCCACGGAATCCCTTGATCGCATGCCAATTCATGTTATAGAGTCCGTGGTCTCCAAGGCAAATACGTTTAAAATCTGCTTCGAGCGATGCCTGATACGCAACCGCTTCCGACCAAATATCAATATTGCTACCAGTAGGGAAATACCGATTGTTATCTTTGTGAACAACTCCCCATTCTTCCATCATCTCCATTAACGACTCGAGTTTCTCTAAGTTACCCATCATTCGAATTCGTTTGCAATCGATGATGTGGATTTTGTCACCAACACGGCCACCCATTGTGAACACGGTGTAGTCGTTTTGCTCTCGGATACCTGCCGATAGGTCAACACCTACACCTAAAGAATCAAACTGTGTAGCAATCGTCCCTTTGACAATCAAATCAGGAGATAAAGATAACTCACTAGTTTGTACAATTTGGTTCTGATACTGAAAACTAAAAGCAATTGGAGCCTGTCTGCGTCGATCTTTCAAATAATCTAAAGACCAAAGCGCTGGCCAATATGACAACTCTTCACCATGTTCATCAATTGTAATAGCCGATTGAACAATTTGTATCCAATCATTTGACGGAATGAACGTTGTGTTATGAATATCATCGTGTCTAAATCTAGTGCCAAGGCAAATTGCCCGACCACCCTCAAACATGGTTGGGACAATAACTGAATTCCAGTTATCCTCCATGGCAGCACGGATATCCCTGTTTTTAATATCGTCAGCACTTTTGATAGCATCATCAATAATGCACAAATGTGAACGCTTCGATGTCACCGCACCCTTTAAACCAGCGCAGCAAACGGTAAACTCTTCCTCACCTGTAGATTTAATGCCTGCGAACTTCCAATCGATGCTCCAATACTCATTAGAGTTAATACCCTTGGCAATCTTTACGGTTGGAAATATCTCACCATAGGTTTTGCTTTCTTCGATAATACGTTTGATTGCAGCGCTTTTAGGTCGTGCAACGTCAACGGTATAGGAAATGTATAAAATCTTAAGCGGTTTTTTGTGCAGAGCGTGGATACCGATCGCCCAAGCTGTAAATAAACCCAAAACTGTAGATTTTGCGCTTCCTCTTGGCGCCAGAATATCTACATTGGGACCAGCAATTCCAACCAAGCATTCACTATTTTCTTCGGTACACAGATATTTGTGCCATTCTTTGTG